CGAGCTCATCGATCATGTTCTGCACGTACCAGCCAGAGACAGTGATCGCCATTACTCACCGCCTCGGAACGCCACTACCGCGAACCCGTCACGGTCCACCCGGTGCCGGCGCCGCGCGTCCACCAGGACGTCACGGGCGACCTCGTACGCCGCCCTCGTCTCCTCCGTGTGCTCAGCCACGTACGCGGCCTGCGCCTCCACGTAGTCCCGGGTCGCGTCAGCGATCGGCTGCGACGTCAGGTCCCTCCCCCCCCCGGGGGCGTCTTCGGGCGCGGCGGGGCCCGCCGGCGGGTTCTCCTCGACCAGCGCGGTCACCACGTCGTGCTTGTACGGGTAATGCTCCCCCGGATCAGCCAGCCGCGCCCGCCCGATGCTCACCCGGGCGTCGGTGACCGCGGCGGCGTACCCGCCAGGATCGTCCTGCGTCATCCAGCCTCCCTTGGTCGTACCGTCGTGACCGTGGCCGGGCGGATCAGCACGTCCTGCCGGTCATGCCAGTGCTCGGTGACGACAGCGGACCCCTCCGCGCCGCCGTCGCACACCGTCACTTTCCTCATCTGTTCCCGGCCCGCGGCGGCCACCCTGATCGACCGGTAATGCTCGGCCGGCGACGGGCAGCAGCCCCGGGCACACGACACCGTCAGAACGGCTGCGGCGGGGTCGGGTTCTCCACGTCCAGGTCCGTCAGCGACTGCGCCGCCGCGGTCACCTCAGCGACCCGCGCCTCGAGCGGACCGACGTCCACGTTCGCCTGCGCCCGCAGATCCTCGATGTCCTGCCGGATCCCGGCCAGCGCGGTGTTGATCTGACCCACGGCAGCGGTGATGTTCCCGCTGATCGCGTCGACCTGCGCCTGAGTTGCCATAAGGCTGACCCTTTCCTCGATGCGGTCCAGTTGCGTGACGATCTGCTCCAGCTCGGGGGCGTCGAGCCGCAGCACGACCTGAGCCATCAGCGGGAACGGAGCTCGCGACGGATGTTCTCGGCGTGCTCCGGGTCGGTCTCCGGCGTCGGCTGCCCCGCGAGGACACCCTGCACGGTGTACGCCTCGTTCGGCGTGGAGTCGATCTCAACGCCGTAGAACCCCTGCCCGGTGGCCTCGTCCATCTTGTCCTGCACCTCGTCCGCGCCCGGACCCTTCGGCTGCTCACCGACGTCGGCGTTCTCCACCGACCGGGCCGCGTCCTTCGACGCCGCCGCGTCCTGCCGCGACACCTGCTGCCCCGGCTCCTGCTTCCCTGCTGCCATCATCGATCCCCTTCCGGTCAGGCGTACGTCAGCGTCCCGGTCACCTGCACGAGCCCACCCGGGTCCGCGATCCCCGTACCGATGTGCGTCGACTGCCACTGCAGCATGTCCCCGACCGCCACCACGAGGTTCGCCGGCGTCGCCGACAGCGTGATCACCTTCGGGGAGTTCGCTGTGGTGTTCACCCCCGAGTCGAACTGCAGGGTCGCGATCACGGTCGTCCCCGCGCCGCTGCCCTTGTTCACCAGCGACACACTGCGGGTGTTCGTGTTCGCACCGGTGATCGCGGTGACGGTGGCGTAGGACACGGCGGTGACTGTGCCGGCCTGCTTCGCCTGGTAGATGTTCGTGAGCAGGTCGTTGCCGACGGTCGCGACCGGCTGCACCGCCACCTGCGTGGTCGGGCCGAATGGTGCACTCATTCCGTAGTCCTCCTCGTGTCAGTGCGGGTCGTCACGGAATGAGCAGCGAGCCGATCGGGTACCGGGACGCCTCCACCGGCTGATCGTTGTTGATCGTGTTCGCGACCTGCCAGCCGACCCTGAACGTCAGTCGGATCGCGGTCAGGTCTTGCTGCGGGAGGTTGTAGACGATCGCCCCGGTGTTGTCCTGGATGACGGCCTGGTCGAGGATCTTCATGCTGATGTCCTGCCGCACACCCACCACAAACTGGGACCAGTCACCACCAAACAGGCGAGGGGAACCGGACGCGGTCGGCCACAGACCCCGCATCGGGTAGGAGATCGGGTACCCGTCGAGGGTTTGGATCGCCCCGTCGGCGCGGCCCGTGTCCAACTTCCGGCCCTGCGAGTCGCGGGCGGTGCGGATCTTCGCCTTCGCGGAGGTGGCACCGACCCACCCGGACACGTCGTACCCGTCCGCCTCGACCTTCCCGTACAGGATGTCGACGTCCCCGTAGTACCCACCCGCCGTCGCGATGGAGCCCTCGGTGGTGTTGTTCGCCGCCGCCGTCACCGCCGCGTTGATGTTCGTCGGGAACGACGCGGGAGCGTTCGTGCCGAAGAACACCGCGGTGTCCAGGGTGCGGGACATCGCCTCCGTCAGCAGCGGCATCGCCTCATCCCACACGTTCATGTCGACGTCGGCGATGACGTTGTCCGGCACCGGCATGATCGTCGCGATTTCCTCGATGTTGATGAACTTGTTCGCCCAGTTGATCTCCGTGGTCTGCTTCAGACCCGTGTCACCGGCCACCCAGTACGCCACCGGCAACGCCGACAGCACCGGGAACCGCACCTGCGCACGGCCAACCGGGACCCGCCGGAACTGGGTCAGGACCGCGGACTGCTCGGTCGCCTTCCCCAGCATGGCCTTCGAGATCTCTTCGGGGATCAGCGCCGCAGCGTCGGTCCGCGAGGTGAGGTTGTTGTACGCCAAGGGATCTACCCTCCTTCATCGGTAGACCCCGGACGGTTCGCCGCTTGGTCTACGTGTCAGTTGATGCCGGCGTGACGCCGGATCAGCGCGTTCATGTCCGTCGGCCCGTTCATGGCCGTGCCGCGGGGGCCACCGTCGAACGACGCCGGCCGCGCGGGGGCGAGAGCAGCGGCGAACTTCTCCACCGCCTTCGTGTCGACCTCACCGTCGTCGGCAACGAACGACGCCGGGTTGATCCCGGCGAGCAGGTCCGGCAGCGACTTCGGGTCGACCCGGCCCGCCAACTGCGCGCGGAACTCGGCTGCGACCAACCTGCCGGCGGCTTTGCCCCGCTCATCCGCGCGGGCTGTTTCGTCGGCTTCCCGCCGCGCCGCGGCGACCGCCTTCTCCTGCTCGGACATCTGCGCCTCACGGAACTTCGCGAGCTCCGCCGCGGCAGACGCGTTGCCTTTCGCTCGGTCCTCGTGCTTGCGGGCCAGCGCCTTGAACTTCTCCGCCTCGGCCTTCCAGTCGACCTGGCCACCGTCGCTGCCCGTATCAGGCGGCGCGGGTGGCGGGTCGGCGGGTGGGTCGGCGGGTGGTGCGCCCGTGTCGGGATCTGTCATCGGTTCTCCCATGCGGGATGTTGGTGCCCTTGTCGGGCCGCCCCGCCGCTTGAGCGGGGGGGTCTCAGAGGAGGTAGCCGAACCTGCGCAGGAGGCGGATCGCCTCCGCGCGGTCACCGGCCGCCTCGCGGTAAATCTGCTCGGGGCGGAGCCGCAGCCCGCCGTGCCGCTGCCGCACGCCCTCAGTGGTGAGCCTCCTGCCGGCCGCGGTGTACATGCCGCGCAGCGCGTTGATCACCCGGGAGATGTCCGCGCCGTCCCGGATCGCCTGCGCATCCGCCTTCGACCCAGCGGACGCGTTCTGCTGCGCCAGGGACATCGACTCCCACAGTTCCCGGGGCTCCTTCGCCGCATGCGCCTCCGGACTACCCGCCGGTGCCATGCCGCAGTCGCAGTGCGGATGCCGTTGGAACCCCGTCGACCAGCCGTACACCCTGCCCGCCAGCACGACGCACCGGCCGCACGCCGGCGGGTTCACCACCCGCACCGACCCGTACACCTTCGGCCGTGCGGTGATCCCCGCACCGGTCGCGGTCCTACCGGCGTCCGCGGTTTCGGTCCGGCCGATCATCTCCAACTGGGCCTGACCCCGCCGCAGTGCCGACGGCACGTCCAGGCCGGCGGCGATCCCCCGTTTCGTGGTGATCAGCGGCAGCGCCAGCAGACCCGCCAGCGACTGACCGTCCGCCGCGACGCCGGCCCACCCCAGCGGGTCCAGTCCGGGGCCGTCACCGGCAGCAGCCCCCAGGTACTCATCTGCCTGCAGCACCGCCAGTGCCTGAGCCGCTGCCAGCACCTGCAGCGCGGCAGGGGACAGGGTCGCCCATGACCCGGTCAGGTCCGACGCGTCCACCAGGCCCCACAGCCCAGCCAGGCGGCGGGCGACCGCCGCGGTGAGCGCGCGGGTGCGGGACTGCTGCACGTCAGCCAGCAGCGCCGCCGATGTCACCGCTGCAGGACCGGCAACGTGAAGCTCGCCGCCATGGCCAGGTCACGCGCCTCGCACAGTTCCGTCCGCAGCCGCTGCACCTCGGCCCGCTCCGCTTCGATCCGCTGGATCTCCGCGTCGCATTCCCGCCGCTGCGCATCCAACGCGGCGAGCCGCTGATCCGCCTTTCCGATCAGGTCACCGACGGCGTCACACGCCCGGGACAAATCCACCAGGCACCCCCGCCCGTTCGGTCCCGGCGATGATCGCCGCGAGGTCACCAGCGCCGGCCCGGGTCACCGCGTCGTCACGCATCCGCCGCCACCGCGCCCGTTCCTGCGGCGTCGCACCCCACCGCTCCCACAACGCCTCCTGCGGCACCCCCAACGTCGCCATCTTCGTGAGCGCGTCGACGAGCTCACCTTCGGTGCGGAACTCGGGGTTACGCCACACCGTCTCCGCGGACGTGGCCTGCGCCCGCCGGTCGTCACCGATCGCACGGAACGCTAGGCGCATCGTCGTTTCCGCCGCCTCACTGTATGGCCGCTGCCGCTGCTGCACCTTCGCCACCAGACCCGACTCCGCGGCCTTCATCGCCTCCCCGGAGATGTTCAGCATCTCCCCGAGCAGATACTGCGACGGGGTCCGAGTCCGGGACGCGATGTCCTTCACGTCCTCCACTTTCGCTTTCGAATACGGGTCAATCGGTGCCGTGGTGAAATCCCCGAACTTCGCGTCCACCGCCTCCGACTGGAACATGCGGTTACGGCCCGCGTGGAACTTCGCATCCAAATCCACACCGGTCGCCCACTTCTGCGGGAACGCACCGAAATCCTGCGTCATCAGCCGGTCCGCCAGAGTCTTGTTGATGCGGTCCTGCGCATCCGTCACATCCGCGATCTCCGACACACCACCGCCGAGCATCCGCCGCCGGTTCGGCCACTCCACCAACGGCACCTCACCCAGCGGATTCGGCGCCGGCCACTGCTCCCCGTCGGGCTGCCGCTCCTCCCACCGCAACGCCTCAACCGGCACCCCATCACGCCACGCCGCGGACCACTTCCACACCCAGCCACCCTCGAACAAGGTCGCGAACAGACGCCCCGACCAGTCGTCCCGCCACGCCTTCAACCCCGCCCGCCGCCGCCGCCGCGACCCGGGCTCGTACTCCACGATCGCCTGGCTGGGGTGCTCGAACGTCACCAGCGGAGTCGTCGGATCCGCCGGGTCCGGCGCCACCAGCGTGTAGGACGAGCCGAGCATCACCGCTTCGAGCAGGCCCGCGTCGGCTTCGGCGTCGAGGTCGTTCGCCTGCCAGATCCGCCACGCCTCCGCGTCCGTCCCCTCCGGATCCGCCTCCACGCCCAGGTCCGCCGCCGGCTGGTCGAGGTCGAGCACGAAGCGGAACCCGTCGATCTGTAGGCGCTCCGCTGTCGCATCCACCACCAGCCCCATGTAATTCGACCGGGACATCCGCAGGATCCGCCGGAACTCGTCCTTCGCCTGCGACGGCAACCATGGCAACGGGTGATCCCCGCAGTAGTAGGAGTCCCACCGCTCCAGCGTCTTCTGTCGGTCGAGGAGCTGCTTGTACAGGCGGTCCCGCCACCACTCCGGTGACAGGGCGACCGGGGCGGGGGGCATCAGTAACCAACCGCCCTACGCGTCGGCTTCGGCTGACCCCACCCGGCCGCGAGCGCATCCGCCCGCGCCTCATACGCGAGCGCGGCCGCCGGTACAGAGTCGATCTTCCGGGGGGACTGGTCGTGCTCCTTGCGTACCAACCTGTGCCCCCCCTTCCTCCGTACGTAGGCGTTCCCGAAATGCTCCACCACCCTGGGGTCACCGGAGTGCCACACGGCCCCGGTCACCAGATCCACGTGGAGCCGGTCCAACGCGGCGGCCATCTGCACATCCCGCCGCGTCTCCCACGACACAACCCGCTCCTCACCGTGCTTCGCCGCCCACCCGGCGATGTCCGTGCGCCACTCATGCGGGTCGCAGTACGCCCGGACCACGTCGTACCGGCCGAACGCCTCATCCACCGCCCCCGCGACCTCATCCCGCGGCACCTCCCACCAGGTGCCCTCGAGACCATCCGGCTTCTCCCACACCCCCAGCGGGAACAGGAACCCGTCCGTCATGCGGCACCCGAACAGCACCGTCGAGTCGTCATTCAGCGACCCGTCGAACCCGACCGCCACCGCGGTTCCGAGCTCCACCAGCTCCGGGCGGGACTGCCGCTCAACAACGTCCTTCGCAATCCACGAATCCGCGCTGGCCATCGCCCGGTTCAAGAAATACCGGGCCGCGGTCGCCACATCCGGGCACGAACGCGGGTCACGCATCTCCCGGTACAAGCGGTCCAGGTCCATCCACGCAGCGGCCGGCCCATACACCTGCCGCAACTGAGCAAGCGTGTGCGCCTCATCGTCCAGATCCACCCGGCCCCGGGCCTCACGGTGATCCACCAACACGCTCGGAGACAGGGATCCCCTACGCCACGCCGTCAACGTCTCCTCAGCGATCGACTGCTCACCCGGCCGGTACGCCGTCGTCGTCTGCAGCAGCCACGGCTCCGCGAGTTTCCGCTTACCCAGGTTCCGCCGAACCGTCGCATACATGCTTTTCAACTCACGCAGCACATACAAATGGCTCTCGTCGGCGACGATGAACGTCTCCCGGCCACCGTCCTTGCTGGCGGCACCCGACGTGCACGCCCGGATCTCACCGCCATGCGGCAGGTAAAGCGCCGTCGCCGACTGGTACTGACGGGACCCCGACACCCCGCCGAACGTCTCCGGCCGCGCATCCCGGCCCCAGTCGTTCACGATGAACGCCACCACACTGAACGCCGCGGTCGCCTGCGACTCCTCCGTCGCAAGGCACTTGATCAGCGGCGACGTCACCGGCCGGCCCACCGGCTGACCCGCGGCGTCCCACCCGCCGAACCGGACCGGGCCGAACGCCTCCGCCGCCACCAGCCAACCCGCGACCTCGGTCTTCGCCCGGCCCTTCGGCCGCGACAGAACACCCTCGTCGTACACCTTCCGCCCCGACGCTGGGTCCACCAGGTACGCCGACACG